AAATACCTGCGGCGCTTCCGACAGACAGATTATCTACGTCACAGAATCTTGTCCCGCCGCCATCAGCAAAATCCTCTATTCCTAAAATATACTTTAAATCTGTTTTTTCCGGCAGTGCTGTTGTTCCTTTCCAGCACAGCTCTCCTGTCATGGTATCTCCTGCTTTATTCACTTTATTTGTAGTTATGTTTTCTATTAGTCCCCTGTTAGATTTAATATAAGCTATAATTTCGCTTAGTTGGTCTAATGTAGTATCATCGCTATCTGCAAGTGAATTTAATCTGTTTGCAACATTAGAAATTAAGTTTTTTAAACTATATACTTCTCCTGTTAAAATCTTATTCTGAACCGGATTTTCAGATATTGTCGATAAATGACCGTCTACTAATATTCTAGTTGCGCCAGCTTCTATACTGTCAAGTTTTTTCTTATCCTCTGGTGACATGACTCCTGATTCTGTTTCACTCGCTGGTGGAAGTGAATTATCGCCATCAGTAATATAATAGATTGTACCGTTCATCTTTTCTGCAATTGTAAGATTGTCATATTCAGCCTGTGTCAACACCATTGTAAGAGTTCCAGACAAACAATCCCACTTTCCGTCAGAAGTCCAATATACATTTGTTCCGGCAGGATAAGAATATCCTGTGCCATCTTTAAATCTTGAGTCAGTTACAAACGCTTCATTTATGTTGTACATATGTCCTGCAATATTTCCTTCTATCGGAAGCTGTGCAAAAGAGATTGTTCCTTTAGGAAGTAAAGAGCCTTTCCAACTATTAGCATATTTTTCAGATTGATGACTATAAAATTCGGAATTATCAGTATCTTCGCCTTCCCTAGTGCCTGTTCCTCCATGCGCAAAGCTTTCTGATTCTTTTGCGCTTTTTTCTGCTGCCTTTCTGCTTGAATCCGCTTTTGCAACTTCCACTTTAATATCTGACAGATAATTAGGGCGCAGGTGTTTTTCTTCAATACTTCCCTCCTTAACAATTGCAACCACTTTATTTTGACTGTCTACTGTCCATGCAATTGTGTCACTGTCCAAAAATTCATTAGGTTTAATAAAAGCGCTTAAATCAATTTCCTTTGTTGTTCCATCTTCAAGAAAAATAATCATTTTTTGAGTTTCTGCATCAAAATCAAAATTTATAGCTATTTTTTCAAGCAATGTATCAATTGTTTTTGTTGCTCCGCTTACCAAAACAAAAGTAATAATACCTGTTTTGGGGTCAAGCAATACATCCTTAAAAAGTCCTTGCGCTTCAGTTCTATTGAATTTTGTTGTATCAAGAGTGATTACCCGATTATCAATTTCATCCGTTGCATTATTTATTTTCATCAAATTAACAGCATTTAACGGGCTTTTATCACTAGGATAATTCTCCCATATAAAATTATTAAACGCTTTATTCATAAAAAGCCTCCTATAATGCGTTTTCTTTCGGTTCTTCTTTCTGCGCTTGAGCATATAATGCAGAGGCATAAAACTTTATTTTGCGTTCTTTCAAATTATACAATGCTCTTTCCAACGCAATTTCTGCCACATCTAAAGAAAAACCGTATTTATTCATTATCTCTTCCGTTTTTTCAATATATTCCATTTCTGCATTATCTAAAAAAACTGGTAATGTTACATCAATTTTCATATTTTTACACTCCTTTAATATATATAAGTTATTAATCCGTTTGAAACACGTACTGTTTTGTTGTCGGATGTTTTAAATTCTCCACTAACTCCTTGCTGATAGCTTTTTGTGCCAGCAGTATCCGCTAAAGTATAATAATTAGGTGCATATACTGCATTCATTGCGTATACTTGTTTGCCTCCCAATGCGTTATTTCCTATAAAACATCCATCGGTTTTCAATATATTTAGTACCCCCGTTGGACTAATTGTTAAATTACAATCATATTCGTAGTATTCAACATCATTATTAATTAATTTTTTCAACCTTACTATATCTGGCAAATCTATTACGCCATCATTATTCAAATCATATCTTTCAATATCTTCAACTGAAATATTATTATAATCAGCCATTAATTCTTCAACGTTTTTTAAATCATTTTCATTGTAATCAGAAGCTTTTTTGTACACTTTCCCCCTTACAATAAAAGCCCCGCCTTCAACATTTCCTTTCAATACTGCATTTCCGTTCTCATCTAATTTAAATTGCGTAGAATCAATAACAAGCCGATTTGCCGAAATTCTTATTTTCTCTGATTCTTGACTGATTTCCGAAGAAACATCTCCTTTTGATACTTTCAATTTTATTTGTTCTGCTTGAACGCTGGCTGCTGCGGCAAGCTCTACTTCCTGCCCTTGTGCCCTCTTCACTTCTGCTGCAATGTTTTCTGCATTTATTTTTAATCCGGAAGATAACCTTCCTTCTGCTTCTTCTGCCCTTGCAACCTCCGCTTGAAGCCCTTCTGCAGTAATTTTAATATCATTCAACAGTCCTTTTTCCATGTCTCGCATTTCCAGGCGCGTTTCTTCCGCATTCCTTGTCAGCGCATTAGTCTTTCCTTTTAGCTGTACAATGGATTTCTGCACAGAGTTTACTTTTTCTTCGTATTGTAAAACGCCTTCCGCCGAATAATTATCCCGTAAAGCCTGTATTCCCTTTAATGTTCTCTGCAAAATATAGCTTTCAACTAGCTCATATTTTGTAGAAAGGCTTACAGGATCTCCAATCTCAAAGCAGGGATTTCCTTTACAATCCGCTTCAAATGGTCGATAAATAATCCCTTTGATTTTTTCCAGTATATTATTTGCAACAATCTCTAATTCCGCAGCAGATTTCCCATAAACAAGAAAGTTATCTTCTATGATGTAACAATTTCCATCGGAGCCTACAATAATTCCTATATCATTTTCTTCCTTCCGAATTTGCAGTTTCTTTATTTCCTTTGTAATAAAATCTTCGTAGGAACATGATATATAAAATCCCTTTCCTGTTTTTGTTGATTTCGGAGATTGTGGATATAAATGCCCCGTTTCCTGCTGGTATGGAAGATAATCTGGTGCATGGTCTGGATATAGATTATTCGCCGGATAAAGTCCTTGAATCATCTGTGGCAGATATATGTATTTAATTTTTCCATCACGCCCTATATGCCCGAAGCAACCATTTATTTCACATATGGCGGTAATCACATCTTTTCCACTAATTGTGTCTGGATTAATGGTTTTTTTCACAAGCATATCATCATTTATCAACTCAACATCTTCTTGATGAAATCCAAAATATCTAATAAAGCTTGTACGGAATTGTTTCATTGAAACAGTGCTGTCATCTTCTGGCAGAATAAAGTTATACCAATCTTTAGCATCTAAATTAATAATATCGTACATTAAATCATAAGCTGTTATCTCGCGAAATTTTTTATCTGCTGTTGGTGCATCAGAATAAACCTTGTATTTCCCAATCAAAAAACGTTCTTTAGTGTTTCCATCTAATGTGATGGAAACTGTAAGCCATTTGTCTTTTAATGGTATAAAGATATTGGAAATCTTAAATTTTATCATACTCGCTTCGCAGGAGCCGAACCGCAGTTCCGATTCTGAACACAGGCTTTCAGTTAATTCAAACTGCTGATTATGCAGCTCCTCATTCGTAATTACCCCACCATCAAACTCAATTTTTAACTGCTTATCTACGCTGTCTTTTTGAAATAATTCAAAATATGGACTATCAACCATCGTAAACACCTCCTATAAACGCAAGCCTTATTGAGTTGTAAAAAATCCTCTCCTTTGTAGCCTGATACATCTGTGGCTGAAAATCTGCAAGGTATCCAGTCTGTGTTACATATTCGTCATATTCTGGTATATATGCGGTAATCATACACTGCCTTGCTCTTGGTATTGTAAAGTTTGCCTTTATATTTTGTAGAAATTCTGTTAGTGTCTTATTTGTCATCATTGCCGGAGTTTCAAACTCAACTTTTAACGCCTTTAGTTCTACTGCCTCCCTATGCAGATAACCATTTGCGTCTGTGTAATCATCAACATCTTGCATATTAACGTAAACACTGTAACTCTCTGCTTTCATATATTTCATTGGTACTGTATAATCCCCGATCTTTAGCAGCCACCCACTGTACGCCATAAGCACCACCTTCCTTAAAAATGAGCATAAGAAAAGCACCTACCTATTGGTAAGTGCTTTTCGTGTAATCATTTATTTTGTTTCACTTCATAACCTAGTTTGCTTTTCAAAAAAGCAATTCCTTCTGATTAATCATTCTACATCACCTTTCTTTAATTCTGCAAGTGTGGCTTTTCTGCCTTGCATGAATCCGAACTCAAAGCCTCGCATAATCATAGAAAAAGGATTATCCTCACTCTCATATATATCCTGTACATTATTAGAGCATAAGGAATATCTGTTATTCCAATATTTAGGGTATTCGTTTATCAGCTTCATTGTGTTCTGTACTGTCATATCACCGCACCACCTTTCTTACAATCCACGTTGCCTTTCTCGTAGCTTTCTTTCCATACAGCTTCACAATCCTAGCCCAGTTATGCGCCACTATCTTAGGCAGTTTCATGAGGAAATCATTCATAGTCAGGTAGCTTTTCATGCCGTTGCAGGAACGGCAGGCAAGTTGTAAGTTCTTAAAATCGTTCGTTCCGCCGGCGGATAACGGCACTATGTGATTGACGTGCATTTTCTTAAACTTAACCGCCTTTCCGCAGATAGCACATTTCCCGTTGTCATTGGCATACACGGTCTTTCTTTCGTAATCTGAAAGTGTCCTGTAATTCATTCTGTTGCACCCCCTTCCAAGTTAAGGGAGAGCTGGGCGTTGGCATTTTCTATCTCTGTCTGTAAGAAAAATGGGGGTTGATAATTCTCAACTATCTGTAATGCTTCTTTCTGATTTCCACGCCTAATAGCTTTGTAAGTATTTACCTTAAAATTGTATTTTAAGTTTGCGTATATGTTAGAATATACTTTGTGCTGCAAGCTTCTATTTTTGTAAGCGTTGGATTGTTTCCCACCTAAAACCTCAACTCCTTTTCTTTTAGCTGCATTGCTTATTTTATCAGCTTCACTCGGAAACAGCGGTAAGTCATCTCTTAGAGCTTCTATCTCCTGTTTAACCGTCTTTACATCTTCTGTTACTTCATCTACTCTCTGATTCAATTCCACATTCCCCTGTGCCAAAAGCTGTATCTGCGCCTGCGTGGTTCGCGGGAAATTGTTCTGCTTTGGCAGGAACGCCGCCGCAAGAATGTCTTTGGCTTTAAGCTGGTATTCGAGAAGCTTGTCGGCAAGGTCAGGGTGGTCTTTCTCCATTGTAGGGGTTATGTTTATCTTTGCAAGCCACATAGGGATAAAGTCTATCCTTAACGCAACCGTTTCATTGTTCGGGTCAAATACCCCTGCTCCAAATTTGGAGCACCCCCTACTCAATGCCTTGTCATTCTGTACTTTCTGTATTTGCTTGTCTTTTTGCCACTTCTGCATACCAAGGGCATTGCAAAAATAACTTATTCCTGCCCAAATCTCTCCGTCCAAATCCCTTGCAGCCATAACTTGACTTCCAAGAACATCTACGGGCTTAACCATTAAATTGTCCATAAAAATACCATCCTTTCTATATAGAAAAAATTCTTGATTTCCCCTAGAAAGAATGGTATATTATCAATAGGCACTCTTTCTAGGGTGTTGAAGATTTGAGTAGTCATCGCTCGCCAAAGTTGATTGACTACTCTTTTTTCAGTTCGGACTTTAATTTTTTTATCCCTCGTCTTGCCGCTTCTCCCTTTTCAACCTTTTCTTGTTTGCAATATGCGTCAAGAATGGTTTTCGCTTCATCATCTAATCTGATTGTTAGCGGCTTTCCTTTGGGATTGTCCGTTGGTCTGCCTGTTCTAGGCGACACTCTATCATCTCCTTTCTTTTGTATTACATAATTCATTATATATTTACGTATTACAAAAGTCAAGAGGAAATTTAAATTATTTTAGACCATATTTACACCTTATAAAATAACTTGTTATATTCCCGTTTAGTTCCCTTTTTATCACAGCAAACCCAAACTCTTCTGGTTCTATGGAATTATCAAAATAATTTTTCACAGTTCCGTTTTTCACGCTTTCTATCAAAAGTTCAACATCTTCATCGCTCATTTCTGGCTTTATTGCTTTCGACATATCTCTAACTACTGCATAAAGAGCGGAATCGTCAGAAGTTTCTTCTTGATAATCTATAAATAAAGTTCTATTATAATCATTATACAAAAGTATAAAGTAAACCCCATTTGAAAGTGTATATGTTATCTTGCTTAACGGTCTTTCTACCTCTATCATTTCCTGTATAAATTTATCATCTATTGGGTATTCTGCAATTTTATTATACTCAATAAGTGTATTGTTCACAATGTATTTTTCGGTTTGGGGAAACGGATTATCGTTAATACTTTCTCTGCTATTGACCTCTGATTCTTTAGAAGCTTCGCTTGTAGATTCCATATCCTCTTCTATCCCTTTTCTGCTCTCTAATTCTTCTTTGCTTGTATTTGACTGTTCTTCTGTTTCGTTCTCTTCAAATTCTATCTCGTTTTCGTCAACCTCATCATTTGAAAAAGAGTTAATTAATCCAAAAACAAATAAAAACACAGTCGCAATTAAAATTGTTTTTCTTTTGTTTTGCATATCAAATTCTCCTTTAATGCTTGTAAAAGGCAGCACCATTACGGTGCTACCTCCTGCATATTCATTGATTGCCTGTATTCTGTTGCTATCGGTATCTTAGTAAACTGCACTGTATCGTTGTAATTTTCCTTTACAACCTTTTCAATCTCGTCAATATCCACATTGTAAAATTCCTTTCTCGGATTTACCTTATTTACCGCATAATCCGCAAAATGCTTATGCAGAGTGTTTTCAAGTTCTGGCGCATCACTACTGAATATCATAGCATGTACATCAAATTCAAACGGGACAGAAGCACTGGACAGCTCGTGTATTCTGTCCATAGGCTCTAATCTTCTTGTCATTCCTATTTTATAGATGTTTTCCCCAAATGAACCTATATTTGAAATAATATACACAAATCCCGCTTTTGCGTTTGCTTCATGCTCTAATACAGTTTCCTTATTAGCTTCAAGCATCTTAATTTTTTCTTCCAGTTCCTTTATCTTATCCATATAAAGCTGTTTTTCAGCGTCTATCTGTGTTTTCTGCATATACTTCATCATTCGATTTATTTCACCTAAATGCTGTTGCAGGTCTTTCTCTATCTTCTTTTTCTGTTCTTCAATCTCTCTTTCAGCTTTCGCTTCTTCCATCATTTGTTCTTTTATTGATTTTTGTATATCTTTTTCCTGCTGATATTTTAATTCATAAGTGTACATAAGAGTTGCTTGTTCAAGTTTCAACTCAAGTAATGCCTGCGTTAGAAAAGCTTTATCAACCGAATATAACTTATTGATACTTTCAAAAGAATTTTGTATTTTTCTTCTCGCGGTATCAATATTCTTCAAAGAAATATTCTGTATAATATTATCACATTCACAATTAAACGTCCTTAATATCTGCCTTACAATTCGCTCTTTTGTTTTATTTTGCAACCCCAATCTAGGCTGTACTACTACATCATCTTCACGTTCTCGAATTTTCTTTTCCTCTTGCTTTAATATTAAAAGTTTGTTTTTGCAATCTTGAGAATCAATATTATCATAATCGGAAAAATCATAATATTTCTTTATCAATTCATTGTTAAGTATTCGTATTTCTTCCTTGATTGTGGATAATTCTCCCTCCAACATTCCTTTCTCTGTGTCAAGTTCTTTCTTTTGTTCTTCTAGCTGTTCTACTGTATTTTGTTTCGCTATTAAACCATTTAGTCTTGATATTTCTTCTTTTTGATTTATTTCGATATTTTTTAATCTATTTATTTCCTGTTGCTCTTTCTCTATATCCTCTCTTACTCTAATCAATTCTTTTTCTCCTATTGTAGATTTATTTTCAATTTTTCGCCTGTTATATATCTTAATTCTCAATTCCAAATCTATTTTTAAAATTGTTCCGTCTAGTATTTCAAGATTCATATAATTGTTAAAATTTCTTTCTCTTGGAAAATAAGCATATGCTTTTGGCTCGTTTGTTTCAAATGAACCATATCCCATAACAACACTTACATCATAAATTCCAGTCGGTATGTCTCTGCCACCAGTATACTTTCCTCCATAAAGAAAATATTGTTCTGGTTGAACTTGAGGTTTCATGAGACTTTTTATTTCCGCTTGAGGTTTCATAGGACTTTTTATTTCTTTTCGCACTTCTTCTAATAAATATTTTGTCCATTCTTTTATTTTTTTAAGCAAAACAAAGTATCTCCTTTCGTATAATACCCATATTTTACCATAAAAAGAGACAATTAGCAGCAAAAGTCAAGGACTTTTCCAAATATTTTTGGTGCCCGTAATAACCAGCACCACGCTGACATAAAAATACCACCTTTCTAAAAATGTTTTTGACATTCCCTAGAAAAAGTGGTATTCTATGAATAGGCACTCTTTCTAGGGTGTTGGACAATAAAAGTAACCGTTGCCTTTCTTTATTATACATATCGCCGCTTCAAAGAAATACTAATCGTGAGTTTCTACGAGTTAATATTATCTTTTTCTTTGTTATTTTTAATTGCTTGTCTTTCTATGGAATTCCAATAACCTACAACATCTCTATTACTAAAAATAAATAATAATCTTTGCTTTTCGTAATCAACGGTCATTTCAAACTGTTTCCCAATGTCAAACATTACTTCGCTTTTAACAGAAGCAACCTTGTTTAGTCTGACATTGCTCTCCTTCTGCACAAAATAAACCGTTTCATTATTTCCTATTTGATATTCCAAAATAGTTATGGTTATTCCGTTATTCTGAAAAGCTCTTGTCATATTCATCCCGAGCATAACAATGTCTTGCGTGCTTGGTATCAAAACGTTAATAGGTGGATTATCGGGACTTTCTGATATTTTTATCAAATCATCTATTTTGATAAGGAGCGTACTTGTTCTATGTGCCATTTCCATAGCCTGCGGTGTAAAATCTTGATTGCTCAATACCATTGGAAAGTCACATTGATAATAAACGGAACCACTTACAGCTTCTTGCACGGCCTGAACTCCTACAGGGTTTGAATATCTTTTGCACTGTATGCCAATTTTCTTTCCATTCCTTTCTGCTATTACATCAATCCCAAAATCTCCAGAGAGTTTCGTCTGCTGGATATTATAAAATCCCGCTCTTTGAAGAAGTTTTACACAATATTTTTCAAACTCATATCCGCTCATAGAATCAACAAAATTGTCTCTCATTTGTAATTTTCCCCTTTCGTAATAGATAACCACATTCTACCATAAAAGGAGATTTTTGTCGAATGGAGAGAGAAAATTTACAATTTCGGAAAATAATAGAGGGCTACTTCCACGCCCTTTAATTTTCTAATTGATATTCCGTTTTCGCTAGGCATTATGCCGCAATCAACTTATCTGCACTTTTCAAGACAAAATCTTTAATCTCATCAAATCCCCATCCGTATTCTATTAGACTGGATACAAGCCTTTCTGCATTTTGCACTTTCCTTAATTCTTCCTCTGTAAAGCAACTCCGTAAATCATCTTTCTTCCCTATCCCGTATTTCTCACGAAGTTCGCTTGTCCTCATTCCAAAAACTTGTTTGTAGATAATATGGTCTGTGTAGTTTGAATAGGCGTGGTTGTGCATACGCTCATTCTCTCCCGATATTTCAATCGCTTTTGTTAAGGCATTTCTTACGGCTATGCCCTTTTCTCGCTCAATCAGTTTGCCTTGTAGTAGGGATTCCATTTGATTAAACTGATTTATGTATGCTAATTTAAAACACATGGCTTTTTCACCTGAAAACCCCATAACCAAAAGAGTAAATCCATCTCTTGTCATAAGATATTCTTTGTACTTCTTTCCCCTGCTTTCGTATTCAGATAAAATAAAGTAGTTTTCAACGTGGTGTTCCCCACTTTCAATTAATGTAGGGATAATCCCTTTGTTTTTGGTTTCTGTTCCGCCTTTTCTCTAGGTTTCAGAAAGCCTTCCCTCGATAGCATATAACACTTCTTTATGTTCTTTCTCGAATGTTTCTGCAATATCTCTACTGCTTACAACAATTTGTTCTCTTTTGTTTAGCTTTCTCATTTCTACCAACATAATACTATTCCTCCTTTTGATAGTTTTTGGCAACGCAAAAACCCGCAACAACTGAATAGCCATCAGTCATTGCGGGTCTCGATACCCTCTTATAATTCCTCTGAAGTAAGATTGTAAAAAGTATAAATTATGTTTATATATTAGTTTCTTTTAGTGAAAATGTCAAGAGGAAATTTAAATTTTTCAAAACTGCCAATAATCCCTTACCTGTGATATAATACCCTCATTACAAAAGAAAGGAGGTTAAGAATATGGATAGCCAAAAAATTCACGAATTGGCGATTGCATACGCTCAAGTAAAACTGTCTGAATATCAAATCAAAGGCAAAACTGTTATTCTTGAAGAAAACACCAATTTTTCAGTTGATGAAATTCAGTACTTCAAGTCAGCGTATGATTTTGCTATTAAGCATCTTTCTGGCTAAGATTATACTTTTTCCCCGACATGGCATGAGATACAGCGTTATATATGTATTCTTCCTGTTTCTCTGCCGCTAACACTTTCTCAATGCGTTGCAGGATACTCTTAATATCCTGCAACGTGTTCTGCTGTTCCCCTAAAGCATCTAAAATTTTTGTCCCAGTTGATTCTGTGATGGGATTTCTCATTGCGTTTTTTGAAGAACTGTATTCTCTTAATTCTTCTTCCTGTTCCTCTGTGTAAAATTTTACTGTTTCACTCATATGTTGTTCCTCCTTTAATGTTTGTCAAAAAAGGTAGCACCATAATGGTGCTACCTCCTAAAACCGATTCTTTTTCTTTCTTCCTCGTTTTCTTCCAACTATCAGCCTATTTTGTCAATTAAAAATTGACAGGGCTTATATCCCACAACTAAAGCAATGGGCTTTACGTCCTATTTTTGTAAATTTTCCCAAGTTTTGCAGGACGCATTAAAAGCACAACTGCATTTAGGATAAAAAGCCCTTCTTGCACCCCCCAAAGATACATCATATTAAACATAAGAAAAAGAAAAAATTCACAGAAGCAGCTCTACCCTGCGAAAAAACAGGAAGGTAGAGCTGTCTTTTGTTCTATGGTTTTCCTATATTGATAGCATGTCAAAATTTCCAAAATATTCCAACATTCTTTTTAATCTCTCTATTACTTTAACTCGTCCTATATGACGAATCATTGTTATAATCCTAAAAGCACCTTCCTATCTGGTTATTTTATCCCCACACAGGATCAAATGCTGTACTGTCTCCATACCTTCTTTCGGCTTGCGTTTTATATACACTTCTTGCAGCATTAAAAATATCATCTTTTCCTAAGTTTGGCTTTGATAATATCTGTTCAAGCAATCTATTCTGTTGTTCCATTAGCTGATTTTGTTTTCTTGTTTCTGCCAAAAGTTCAGCATTACTCCTCGCTGTATCAGAAAAACTGAAACTGCCGCTATAATTAGCATTTTCAAGAATAGAATCCGCTATCATTCCCATTGTACGTTTATTTGTTAATGGTAATACTGCCTCTGGTCTATTTAACTCTCCTATTTCTGCAAATGTATGTTTAAGTGTCAATCCGCCTTTAGCCAATCTTGGTAATTCAATTTTAGGAATATTTGGTATAGACGGTATACCTACAATGCCTGTTATTTTATTAACACCATTAACAAGACCATTTATCATAGTAATAGCACTATTAACAATTTTTTCTATAATTGTTGGAACCGTATTTAATACGCCTTTAATTATATTAACTATGCCCCAACAGGCTTTTTGTAAATCTCCAGAAAATACTCCTGTAATAAAATCAATAGTACCGCCAAAAACATCTTTTAGAATATTTAATATATTACCAACAAATGAAAACACATCTTCAAAGGCAGGTTTTAAATTATTCCATAAAAAATCAACTATTGGTGATAATACTTTATTCCATAAAAATTGAAACACTTTAATAACATTATTTACTATTGGAATTACTGTATTATTAAAAATATCGCATATTCCCTCAAATGCCTTGCTAAAAATAGTTCTAACTACATCTGCTAGAGGAACAACGACATTTTTCCATAATATTGTAAATTTTTCAGAAACTATTTGTATAACAGGTTTCAATACATCTCCCAAAAACGATCCTAACGGAACTAGAACATTATTCCATAGATTTTCAAAAGATTCTGTTACTTTTGGAAGCACTGTTTCCCACATATAACTTAAAGTAGGTTTTAACATATCTTCCCATATACTCGTGAAAGTATTTTGCAAGAATTCTCCAAATGGTGTCAATATTTCAATAAGTTTGTTCCAACCTTGCTGCAAATTTGGAATAATTGTATCGGCGAGAAATATAAGTGCTGGTTGTAGCTTTTCTTCTACAACTCCTGCTAATTCTTCAAAATCCTCAACGCCTAGAATTTCTCCAAGCTTCCCTCCTGTAACCGTGTTGAGTGTTCCATACGTCAGTTCTAAGGAAGCACCGATAGCAGACCATATTAATTCTCCAATTCCTTCAAAAAGTCCTAGCCAGTCTACTCCCTTAATAAAATCAACTATTTTTTGTGGTATGGCTTCCCAGTCAACTCCATCTAAAAAAGAAACAATAGTGTCTTTGAATCCAATCAGCCATCTTGATATGCTACTTCCAAGCAACCCAAAGTCAAATGTCGAAAAGAAATTATTAATTCCGACCGCAATTGATTGTCCAAAGTCTTTCCATTCAAATGTTTCACCAAAAGAATCAAGAAAATGAAGTGCTTTGTTTAGTGAAACTGCAATTCTTTTTCCAACTGCGCTAAATAATTCTGGTGAAATCAACCCATTTAAAAATTGTGCAAGACCAGTTCCAAAATTTCTAGCTCCTTGATATACTGTTTCCCAATCTATGTTGTTGAGTGAATTTGTAAGCGTTTTGCCAATATACTCACCTAATTCATATAAGCTATTAATATCACTTTCAAACTTCTTTAAAATGTTTTCTGTTTGTATCCACTTACCACCAGCAGCAATGCCTCCGACTCCTCCTGCGCCGCCAGCTCCACCACCGCCTCCGCCAGAGCTTTCGGTTGTCTCCGGCAAATTGATAACTTTTAACTCATCAAACGCACGTAATCCTTTTTGAATTTTCTCAACATTCTTTGCTGCTGTTCCAGTACTTCCAGCTAAATCATCTGCACTATCCGCCGCTGACTCAAAGTCATCTGCCAGCCCACCAGTACTAGCACCTTTCTCATATGTCCAACCAAATATATGCCCAAGTGCATTTGATACTGTTTCCGCAAATGCTATAATATTGCTCATTGCTGCATTTAAAGCTGTTACTAATGGTTTTAATGCTCCTATAAAAGTACGACCTATAACAGATGCTAACTGCTCAAATTGTTGCTTTAGTATTCTTGTTTGGTTAGCCCATGTTCTTTGCGTTCTTAAAAAATCTCCCTGTGCTGCTCCAGTATTTGCAAGCACATATTGATACCGCAGCATTGTTTTTTCTGCTTGCGACATTGATTGAATGTTCGCGTCAAGCCCCTGCTTCATAGCCCATTCTTTTAAAGTGGCTTGTGTTAAATCTAAACCATAATCCCTTAACGGACGGGTTTGTCCAGTGAATATCGCTGCTAAATCCTCTGCAACCGCTTTCTGCTCCACATTGTATAAGGACGCCATGTCGGCGGTCAATTTCGTAAGATTTAAAGAAACATCTGCCATCGAATCAGACATTTCCACATAACCGTTTGTTTGCTCGCTCAAAAATTTGTTTGCGTTGCTAATAAGGTTTGAATCTATCCCCATAGCAGTTCCCATAGCCTGAAATCGGCTTGCAGTTTCTTTCAACGTCAACTCGGACATACCAAACTGCTGTATGGAGGTTTTAGCAAATTCCTCTACTTTATCCGCCATATCGCCAAAGGTGACATCAACAACGTTTTGTACTTCTGTTAAATCAGATGATATGTCGATTGCCTTTTTTATCCCCCTAACAGCACCATAAACGCTAAGATAAATACCCATAGATGATAAAAGCTGCCTTGAAAATGTTTTAAGACTGCTAATCGCTTTTCCTGTGCCTATTCTTAATCCTCTCATAGAGCCATTAAGAGTATTTATCCTATTCGACAGATTGCTTGAGGCTAGGCTTGCTTTTCCTCCGGCATTTGCTAGATTTGCTATCGCATTTACAAGCTGTGTGGTTCCAGCACTTACTTTTGGAGCCTTAGAAAGTGCATTTATAAATTTCAAAGTTTCTGTGGAAAGCTTCTCTAATCCGTTTGCTGTGGAATTTGCCTTTGCGCCTGCATTTGCCAGTCTGCCTATTCCATCTACCAATGCTGTTGTGTTTTGCTCTACGCCAGTGCTTCCTGATAAATTTCCGATAAACTCCTTTAGTTTATTTCCAAGATTTGGCAAGGCAGTTGATACGATTGTTGCTTTTTCTCCTGCACCAGCCAATCTTCCTACTGCATTGATAAAGCTTGTTACATTTCTTGATACATCTTTTGCACCAGAAAGTTTTTGTGTAAGTTCGTTTATGGAACTTCCTATTTTATTGAAGTCAGCACTTTCAAGGCTTCCAACATTAGCATTAGCTAGTCTTGCCAAACTATTTATCAAGTTTTGCAAGTTTCTGTTGTCAAAAGTTGTCGAACCTAGTGCATTTACTCCCTCTACAAACGGTTTCAATGCCTCCCCTACTGCTTTCATAGATTCGGGAGAAATTTGAGACAACTTTTCTACGGAATTTGGAAGTTTTGATATAGATTTTTCCAGATTTGAAAAATCAGTAGTTGCAAGTGGCTTTAACGCTTCCCCTATTGCAGAAAGATTTCCAACTGGTATTTTCCCTAATTCCCCAATCCATTTTGCAATAGATTCAAATTTTGCCCCATCAACATTTTGTAAGTGGTTCATTCCAATTCCAAGAGATTCTATACCTGCGCCTAAATTTCTAAATGCATTTGCGTTTATTTTTCCAAGCGATTCCAGTTTAGACGGGTCTACGCTTCCTATTTTTTTAAGGCCTTCTGCAAGTTTGTCAAAATTAGCACCGTCAACATTTTGCAAACTTTTCGCTGCATTGGAAAAAGCCTGTAAACCTTCACCAATTTTCTTGAAGTTATTTCCGTTGATTTTCCCTAACTTTTCAAGACTACTTGTATCAAATTTCAAAGAAGCAGCAAGCGTGCCAATACTTTTCACAAGATGTCTGATTGTTTTATTTGCCGTGCTTGACTCTGCACTAATTTTTATTGATAAATTGTCTATTTCTGCCAATTTTTTTCGCCTCTTTCCCCATAAGAAAAAGAGACGGATTTTTCTATTTCTCCATCTCTTTAATCTGTTATCATCTTCATTGAATTTTCCGAAATAAAACTCTTTATCTGCTCGTATCCCCAACCGCAATTTATCAGACTTGATACAAGCATTTCTGCACTCTGAACCTTCTCTAAATCGTTTCCTGTGAAATAGTCCCTTAAATTCTCTTTGGACTTTACTCCGTATTCTTGTTCAAGTTCCTTTGCAGATTTATTGAACAATGTTCTGTAAATAAGGTTTGTATAATTTGGATACGCAAATCTTTTATGCGGGCTGTCTGCAATCTTCATTTTGATTGTGTCTGTAAGGATATGGCGGATAACAACGCCTTTATCTCTTTCAATCTGCCACTGCTGACGCTCGGTGTAAATGCGTTTCAACTCATTTTCCATCGCATTAAACGCTTCTATGTATTTTTCTTTGAAATGCATTGCCCTTGGGTCTGAAAATCCCATTACAAGCAACATAAACCCATCTCTGTCCATTACTACACATGGTTGCGTTTTTCCTCTGCTGTCAACATATTCTGACGGTGAAAAATGTTCACCGCGAAATTTATCACTGCAATTAAGTTCTCTTATTGCCCTCAAAATTGCTTTATGTTCCCTCGTGTATTTTCTTCCGTTTTCATCTTCATAAGTAAATGTTTCCGCAACCTTAATGCTTGTGGTTACTAATCTTTCTTCATTTCTTTTTCCAATAATCTCTACTAACATAAATTCATTCCTCCTGATGATTTATTTTTATTAGTGCAAAATTGCACAAAATAAGACAGTAGGATGTGACCCCATACCGTCCTTTATTATTTAATAATCGTTTCCGGCAATCCCTTGTTGACTGCCATAGCCATATATCTTTTCTCTGTTAATATTGCCATTTGTATATCTTTTTCTGTAAATTCATTCTTTGCGTCTTTTAACGCTTTTGTCATAATAGGTTCTTTTATATACTGTGATTTCGCTTTTTTTCCAAAAAGGCAATGTTCTACCGCCACTGATACAGCAGATAAAACATAACTTCCGCATACCGCATGGATAATGCTGTCAGTCTCTCTTGCTTCTAATTTGTAGGCTTTTTCATACGGTTCTAAATCCGCGGGGCAAGACCAGTCAATGTCATTTATCGTAAGCCCATAGCCCTTAGTGACCATAAGCCAATAAGGGCGAATTTCATCACAGTACAATTCCCACGTTAATTCTCGCTGTTCTCCACTGTCTCCGGCATCTGAACCACATTTTCTACTTTCTGTGCTTTCTGTTCCTTCTGGAACAGGCTTGCTAAAAAACTGTCGGTCTGCATCTCTGTCTGGAAGTCATCGAATAAGCTCATTAAATCTCCACCGTTTGAAGCGTACTCGTCAATTAAGTCAAATGCTTTATCAAGCTGTTCTTCTTTGCCTTGCTTCGTGTCGTAATTATACCGATATTCCTCATGGTAAACCTGCAATCCAACAAGCAAGATTTCTGGCAGATAAAGTAGCAAATCCTCTATTTTTTCTAGATCAACTTCGCCATCACTGTTTACATTGCTTATTTTTACAATTTTTGAAATTACTCTTTCTTTCAAAGTAGGCTTGTACCCAAACTTGATTTTCAGTTCCTTTTCTCCAACTTTTAATGTCATCATATCTTTTTGCCTTTTCCTTTCTTGTTTACATAAAAAAGGCGGTATTTCTACCGCTTCAATCTCTCGTTAATATTCATAACTATCGGCTGTGTATGTATCCTCGCCACTCGTTGCAGCCTTACTTTTTCTCACTGAGTGGCTTACGCTCCCCCCGTCTTTGTTACCGCAAATGTACGGTCTTTGTTGTCAACAACCGTAAAATCGTCCGTAACCCACTTGGGAGCGGTGTTTTGTACAACTGTAGCAGTCATTTCAAGAATTTCATCCACGCCTCCTACATCATTTACAGTAGGTGTAATCTGTCCAACATAGCAGGACTTTGTAACGCCGCCCACGCCATCCGTTCCATATAACTGCATAATGGCGCACTTTTCCCCCTCAACCGCAAGCAGGCGGTCAAAATCCGGTTTTAAAAGGTTTCCTGTGAACTCCTTGGAATCCGTTGTCTTGATACCCATTTCAAAAGTCTGCGTGTCATCTTCCATTGTAGTGGATTCCACTGTGTTTGGTGCGGATGACGGGCTGGGAATCGATTTTGCCGCCAGCATAAGATTGTATGTGCCTGTGAAGTCCACCGCGCTACCTTCTACATAGTCATCAAGAACTTTGTAGATTACACGAGCTAAATAACTTGTTGAAGCCATATTTTTCCTTCCTTTCTGCCGTTTTGGGCATAAAAATAAGAGCGTTTCCGCTCTTTGATTTCTATTTTCATATTTACAAATAACTTTCTCTCGTCAATTCTCTCCTGAACCTTGCGTCAGACCAGTATGTATCTTTTGTATTTTGGTATGCCGGAGTTGAAATAGTAGTAAATGACATTTCATCTCCCATAATCCGCATAATTTCTGACATCACTTCTTTAACCCTCGTTTGGTTTTGGTTGTCGGTAACCTTTATCTGAAATGTAAATAATCCGCACTCCATGCCGCCACCCTCGAAGGTCCGTCCGTTTTCAATACTTGGCATCAGATAAACATACACATTTGGGAATTGAACAGGGGTTTTGCTCTCTTCCTCTGTTGTAAAATTAAGAGTGCTGTATTTTTTCTTTATTTTTGTTGAAAACCTCGCCTTGATTTGAGTAAATATGATGCTCTCAAGGCTATTAAGATCAAGCAATTTCAATCACCATCCATTCTATCAGCCTCCAAATCCAAAATTCTTGCTATCTCTCTACAAGTATCAGCATTAAGAGGTATTTGTTTTTCCACATATCCATGATTCACGTAATATTCCGCAATTTCTTTTGGTATTGGTGTGCCTTCTTGAATTACTTTGCCTTTTTCTATTTCTTGATTTTCCCAATGAATATTTGAGTATTTGGTATCTTTTCCGTACAATTCTTCTTTTGTGGAAAGATGTTTCAAATCAAATGGGTTATAATCCCAGCTCATTTTCCAAACACCTCCTTTGCTGTTTTAACTACAATTTGTATAAGTTCCATCGTTGTATTGTAAAGAAATGGCCTGCTAGGCATACCTTCTGTATAGTGCCATTTTCCATCTTCACCAGGATAAAACCAATAATATGTACCACTCACAGGATTTTGCCTTATGGTTTTCCCTACGTTATAATCCCAACTCACGCCCTCTGGCAACGGATGAGGGTATGGTTTGTCCTCTCCTTTTGACCCTGTACCAAATTCAACGAACGCCGCATGTGAAGAATCCGCCACCACCGCAAACACCGCACCGCCCTTTTGAGATGTCACATATTCGCTGTGTATGCTCTGTATCAGTTCTCCTGTAAATATTGCGTCAAGGTCTGCTATCTGCACTCTGGCAATCTCTACGCCTCTTTCAGCGAGGGTTTCTGCCAAAAGCCTTGCTTTGTATTCCAAACTGTCGCGGTATTTTTCAAGGTCGCGCTGTAACCGCTTTATGCTCGACTGCGATAATATGTTAACCTTTAATATTTGTTTTGCCATATTTTTGTATTTCTTTTATCCTTCATATGATTTTTTTGTTTCGTTCATAATTTCAGATAAAAGATTTTCTACATGCTCTCTTTGTTTTTCGTTTAACAAAGGACATACATATGCCGCAATTTCTGTGCATAAATTTATAATTTTTTCCATGTTCTACCTCCTACAAAATATCTAACTCTTGGAATGTCTTAACCATTTTCGGCATCTGTACCGCAATCCAATCTACAAGAACTTCGTCTTTCATATAGTTGTACAGTCCGCTTTCCCGAAAATAAGCATGTACACATTCATGAGACAACGCTTCTTTAAAACACTTCTCTTTTTCTTCCTTCGTGTTATCATCATCAAGCATATCTTCTAACGGTCTAATCTTTATCTTGTTGGAATATGGATAGCAAATACCATCTGCATTTTCCTTTATTACTTCTGGTTCTTCCTCTATCGTGTATTCCGTTCCAAGAATATTTACTGTTTTCTTTTCCATGTCGCACCGCCTTACTTGTTTGTAGCCTTTAGGATTGCCACCACTTCATTCTTGCTCTCTACCAATTTCAAAATCATGTAATCAGCGGATATTGGGTCGGGGGATTTTGTTTTTACAATCTCTCCGTCTATATCAAATTCCACTTCATTTCCGTTGTATCGGTACTCAACCTCGCTGTCTTTCCAAATAAGGTCGCCTTTCTTAAAAGGGAAAAAACCTTTCGAGTAAGATAGTTTTGCCTCGTAGTCCGCAACCGACAATCCATAGGTAACTGCTTCTGTTTCGCCACCCGACATTGCAAAACTGCACTTAAAAGAAACTGTGTCATAATACATCAGTTGTTTTTGCCCTGTATCTCTTGGAATTTTGTTCCCGTTATCATCATAGTAATATATGATGTTTCCGTCACTGTCCTCGTAATGCTCGTATATAATATTCTCATCGTCGTCTGTTTCGTAAACGGGCGTTTCTTTGAGAAACAAAGCGTATTTTAGCGGTATCATATTTTTTCTTAAGTGTCTCAATCTATCACCGCCTCATAGGTCTTTGTAAACACATCAGGTTTACATGGGTAAAACTCGCCATTTACACCTTTTATGATATAATCGCCAATGGAAACCTCCATATTTCCTCCTTTGTTTTAAACTTCTACTCAATAACAATCTGCACCCTGTCTATTGGACTGCCAAATAATCCTGCATAGCCATCTTGATTACTGTCTGTTTCATTATCATGCTGCCAGTCAAAATAATCCTCGCTTACTGGTGAAACCCTGTATACTGCTTTTTTGTATCCGCTTTCATTTGCCACATCTTCCGGCGTGTAATAATATACCTCCAATGCGTCAATTGGCTTGTTATTGCCAGCATAGCCATTGTAAAAATCATTAATATTTGTATTGCGTGTATCAATCATACCATGCCAGCCATCTTCATCATGTGCCCTGTATGTAGCATGTCCTTTTGATACATTAATTGCTATGCCGATTACTTTTTCACCTGCAATACCTGCAAAATCAGAAAGATTTTTTACGATCGGCAGCCACCTTCCGCCATCTTCAAGCTGTACCTGATATTCAACATCTATGCCTGCTGCTGCGGACACTTGGGCTTCAGTCATTTCAGGTATGCAGTCTGCCTTTTCTTCTGATTCAGAACCCGCCTTCGGTTCTGCTCCCAGCACTGCATTTACTCTGTCTGCTATATCCGTCATTCTCGCTTCAAGGTATGGACCAGGACAGTTTGTTGCCTGAAACATTTTGTGCAACGTAAGGTTTCCTGAAGCGTCACCTGTATAATCCAGCCTTTCAATATCATTTCTCCGGCAAATATCAACACACAAATCAATCAGCTTTTCATATGCCCTGCCGGATACAGGCCACTCCACGCCCATCTCACAGTTTGACACTTCAATGGTTACTGCCTGATTATCATTTTCAGGACTGCCGGAAGTCCATGCCCTGTCTGCTTCATCAACATAAAGACCAACTCTGCCTTCACTGTCAATGCCATAGTTTGAAGAAGCCTGTCTGTCAGGATTGGCAAAACATTCGCCGCACCTTTCCACACTCCATACTGCCGCCATGTGGTGTATGGTAATCTTATTTATTTTATTGTTTCTTGGACTGTTACAATTTGGTGATTTTATAACTACATCAACTAAATTACTATTGCTCATATTATTTATCCTCGCTTTTCTTTACATCAACATTTTTGTTCATCTGCTTAATTAACTGATTTACATAGGTGCTAAGCCCCGCCACAAGAATACCTTGAACAATAGAAGTGAATATTGCCATAAGAACTTCCTGTATAGTGCTAATCGAACTATTTGCTAATACCCAAACAGCAGACAAAAAAATACCGCCAACTCCAAGAATATATGGAATATATTTGTCCTCAACACTTTCAGTATTTTTAATGCCTGTGCCGATTATGTACAGTACGATTGCTACTACAATCAGTTCTGGTTTAACATAATTCATAATATCCATAATTTCCTTCCTCCTCACATTCCAATTTGGCTAAAAATATAGCCAATTACTATACTTATAATAGATGTAATTACATATGCAGTAACTTTTCTCCACTTCTCGCCATCTCTGCTTTCCAATGACTCAAGCTGCTTTTTTTGATTTTCCTGTTCTTTAATTAAGTTTGCCATGTTCAAGGTTATCTTTTCGATAGAAGAAGTAAGTAAGTCAATGTTGTGCATGACTTCCATCTGTCCGTTTTGTTGTTCAAGCGTTTCAAGTCTTTTCCCCTGCTGTTCCTGCTCTTTTACCATACTTTCCATACTAACTGCTAACTTTTCCACAGATGTCGCCAATGTTCCTATCTGTCGAACTGTTTCTTCCAGCGCGTCAATTCTTTTGTTCTGCCTATGGTTTTCTTCGTCCTGTCTTTTGGCAAACTCTAAATGCTCTGCCCTTGTAATGGGTTGCTGATTGTCCATAACAGCCCTCCTTGTGTCATAAAACTTTGTTCCGCTGCCCTCCACCACCTTATACGGAATACCCTGCAATACTCAAAACTGCAATACGGCAATTCAGAATACTACGCACAATCTTCTAAAGCACTGTTACATAGTTCGGAAAATTGGAAAGCAAATCAAACGTAATCCAAGAACTGTCGTAGCTTCTCGAAATTCCATTCTCTGAATGAGAGCTTTGTCCCTCTGCTCCCGCTTTTGAATAAATATCAATGCAAGCCATAGCAAGGGAATTTTTCCCTCTTTCCAAATCTGCAACCATGTTCTTTTCTGTAAAGTGTGACGGAAAATGGCAACCGCCGCTTGCATACTCAATCACAAAATCAACAATGCTTAGTGGAAACTTTTCAATAACTTCTCCTGTTTCCTCTAAATATTGTCTTGCTTTTTCTGCAACATATAATGTCAATTCGTCAATGCTTTCCATTCTTCCACCGCCTTACAGACCAAACACAGAAAGAAGATATTCTTTGAGTTCTGCGCCGCTCATTTCGTCCGCACCCTCAACGCCTGTATTTCTTGCCAGTTCTTGAAGTTCTGCTTTGTTCATCTTCATTATGTCTGTCTTTTTGTATTTCTTTTCTTCCGGCTTTTCCTCAAATGTTATGTCATTATCGGAAAAAGGCAGTGAAGTTTCCTCCGCTGCCATATCTTCAACTTCTTCTCCAGCCGCATAATATTTTCCGTTTACCTTTACCATGTGGTCATATTTCATGGAGTTTCGCCTCCCTTACTTTACTTTGATAACAAAAATGGTGTCCATACCCTCAAAAGAAGGAAGTACAATCTGCGAAGCCGTGGTTGTCACGGTAAAGGACGGCTTGTACTCGTTCTGAATTGCTACCGCAATGCCGCTTTCGAGTACCGTGATATCAACCGGGGCCTGCGGAATATCCATAAAGTTACCAATTGTTGTAAGTTCCTCTGGCGTTGTTCCTCTCCAAGTGTTTCCAAGCTGACCGCTGCCAAGAATAGTAACGTAATTGTCTGGATAAAACTTTTTCTGCGCTCCGTCGTAATCCCCAAACATCTTATCGTATACTATTCTTCCAAGCCCCATCTTTCTTCTTAATACTTCTGCAACAGTATTTTCATCAACAAAATTGATGGTCTGTCCTGTAATGGAAATAAGCGCATTTTTAATCTGCTCATTTTCAGGCAGGTAATCAAATGTCGTACTGTTTCCAAGAATTCCCGTTGCGGTTACTCCTATACTCGCAAGATACTGTACCGCTTTTCTTATGTCGTTCAACGGTTTTGAAGTAGGATTATCCCATGTGTCACTGCCTGTCAGCTCAAGATAGTTTGCAGACTTCCACGAACCATCTTCATCGTAATTGTATGTAGCCATAGTGTTATCCGCCATCGGAATGACAATCTGCATATTTCCATTTTCTGGCGCAAGCAAATTCATCCTCATACGCTCTGCGGAAATGTCTGCACCATCAACAAGTGTGGTTACATCATCATACAATGAATCAATAACCGGCTGTAAATAAGGGTCGTTTGCATCTGCAATTCTGGAAATTTCCATAAGGTCATGTTCCTTGATTATCATAGATTCCCTAAAAAGCGGCATCTGCTCCTTTGTCATGTTTGCCTGCCCTCTCGGACGAATTGTAGGAATTGCGTCAAAATTAGAAGGTTTTAACGCTACTCCTAATCCCTTATGGCTTTTCAGCC